CAGACAGGCGGCTCCACTCAATGAAGTAGTCCACCCCGTGAAGGGTGAACTGCCTTACATCTTCCACCGGCACATAGGGCGGCACGAGGCCCGGGAGCTTACTTTTCCTCGAACGTCGCCGCATCGATGCCAATCGCATTGCCATCAAACACGTAGCACCGCACGGGGATACCGCTCAGGCCACCCACTGCGCCAGCGCCAAGGCGCACTGCATGAGACTTGCCGTCGTACTTCATGAACCCCGCAGTGTGCAGACGGTGGATGCTGTCCTTCACGTCCACTTGACGCATCGAGAAGAACTTGCGCAGCTCAGGCACCGCGATCGCCAACTCATGCGTGACCGGGTCGTACCGCATACGCAGCTGGCCCTTTGGAGTAATCGCTGGGCGCTCTGGGACACCGTTGGGCGTGCTCATGGGAGCCACCAAGGCGTTGTTGACGTTCTCGTTGATGAACGATGCCAGAGTTTCCTGTGCGATCACTGTCGGGTCACCCAAGTCAGCCTTGGCGGACGAACGGTTCTGCTCAACGAGCGCCAGCGCGAAGCTGTACACGCGGTTGATGGTGATGTCATGCAAGCCGAGACGCTGAGAAATCAGGGCTCCCACAAAGGCGCAAGTCAGAATCGACGAATAGAAACGGTCCGCTTGGTCCAGTGACAGAGACTCGTCGATCTTGGCCTGCATCTTCGACAGCAGGGACTTCACCTCAGGGATGTGCCCCAGTACGTACTCGATGAAGATCGGGCCAGCCACGCCGAAGTTGGAATTCAGCTTGGTGAACACCGCATCGATTTCCTGCTTGCTTGCACCGGTGTACTTGGGCACCGCAATTTCCAACACGCGGCGCAGCTCGCCATCGGCGGTGCTCTTGTATTGCTGCAGAACGTCAGTCACCGAAGCGTTGCCAGAGGTCAGCGTGATGTTGCACCAGACCGTGTGGTTCGCACGCATCTTGTTGGTCTGGGACTCCATGCGGTGCTTGCCCCGGCCGGACGTAAAGCCGTAGGCCATGTCCGACAGAATCTCAGCCTTCTCATTGGTGATCTCGTCGATCGTGTACAGCAGGCTGTTCATCATACCGAGCCGGTGCATCTTGGAAGCGTACGAGTCTTCCTTCTTCATCAGCAGGTCTTCAGGGTGCCCGAAGATCGAGTTGGCCACCATCTGTGCCGTGGTCTTGCCAGAGCCTGAACCGTTGTGCTTGAGGTGCACCATCGCGCCTTTGACGGCGTTGCCTTCCATGAGCTTGAGCAGCGGCGAACCGAAGCCAAAGAACAGGGCCAGCGCGTGGGGCTCCAGACCTTCACGGTCGTAGAAGTTGGCGATCGTCTTCCATGCCTCCAGCGTGCCGGTCGGCTTGAAGTGTGCGGCCAGCTCACGCGTTCCACTGGCAGGAGGTGCCAGCTTCACACCGGCGGCGGTGTATTCAACTTCACCAAGAACGAACCCATGCATGTCAGGGGTCCAACCCATCTGGTTGCGGGTGCGGTTGGCGGAGTATTGGGATTGCAGTTTGCGTATCGCAGAAGCAAAGTAGGCCATGAGGAGTTCCAGTTTTTTACCGTAGGCTACGACACCATTACGCACCAGCACATCGCGCAGCTTGTCTGTTGCAAATAGGGAGGTCACTGGGGCGAAGAAACGTCGCACACCGTCTTTACGCATGTGCAGATTGATGCCGACCATCTCGCCGTCACCTGACCCAGTTTCGTCGGAGTCGTAGAAGCGCTCAGTCAGATACAGGTCATCGGGGTAGATTTCAACCTCGATGTCGTCACCATCCTTGTTGCGGTCCCTGCGGAACACGCCGCCGTTGGCACCACGGAAGTATGGAAACGGGTATGCAGGTATGGTCAAAGCCATGGCGGGAGACTCTTCGTCCTCCGTCTTCTCGATCACGTACTGGTCGTCCGTGACCTGCGCTTCTTCAACAACCTTGCCGATCAGGATCGGGCTGCTGACCATCTGGGTGCATCCACGGCAGCCCTCGGGGTAGTTGTCCTTGTACCACTGGCACGTATACGGGCCCTTGGTTTCGGCTGCCTTGGCTTCAGTGTTCGCTGCTGTGTAGCCGGGGTGGGCTTGCGACAGCTTGTGGATGGCGGTCTGGCCGTCTTCACACCGAACAGCGATCGACAACGCGGCGCGCCACAGGGGCTCTTCCAAGTTGGCGGCGTCGACCAAGGCGTGCTTGATCTGGTTGCAGCCTGTGCCGTTCACGCTGCGCGTTGCCACGCGGGAGAACATGCACTTGGGGAACTCGCCGCCAGCGATCTCGCGGGTCGAAGCGTCCATGCCAAACTGTTTGGCAGAGGACAAGTCAACTGGAGCGTGGGGCAGCAGATCAGTGAACGATTTAAGATCAGTCGGCTGACCTTGTGCAACGATCTGGACGGGACGGCGCTGGCCGCCTTTGAAGTTGTTGGTGCCGGGAATGCGCAAGATACGCACCGCGTCTGCAGTCACCGCAGGGTCTGCGTGCAGGTTCTGCTGAGTGCATAAACGCTTGAGTGATTTCGCGTGCGGCAGCCAGTCGGCTACGGCTACGTCTTCTGTGAGCGGCCAATATACGTGCAGGCCACCGCCTGAATTGACCACTGTGGGGCTTGGGAGCCCGGTGTCTGTAATGAAGATGGAAAGAGCTTGGGCAGCGGCAGGTTGGTCAGCATAGGGCTTACCTACTCCGCAGTCCAGATCAAGGAAGAACGCACGCAGGAACTCTGCATTGTCCGCCTTGCGGCTTGAGTCGTCTTTGAATGTGGCGAGCGCGAAATACGCATCCACACCCGCAGCATCAAGCGCTGTACCAACAGCATCAACGTCAGCAATCGTGGGTTGGAACGATTGTTTGACTACACCGGACCGGATTCCCACCGTGCAGTACGTGCCCTGTGTGGGCAGAACGGATTGGAGAAAGTCAGTCACAAAACCTCGCGGGTAACTGGGATAAAAAAGGGGGCGGCAGGAAGACCCGCCGCCCCACCGGGCGCGATCACTTACGCTTGGACAAGCGCGTAGTGATCTTTGGGATTAGAGCCAGATACCGAGGGCTTGGTGCGGTCTTCCCCGTCATCCAGTTGTAGACAGTCGCACGAGTCACACCGAACAGCTCAGCCACTTCCGTGACCGGGATGTTTTTCTCGATGCACACATCGGCCAGTTGCAGAACAACTGGCTTCTGGTCGGCTTCTTCTACCTTGCGGATGAAGAGGGAGTCATACCCCCGGGTTCTATCACTCATCGTCAGTTGCCCAATCGCTCAAGATGTCTGCGACTTTTTGGTTGGCTACGGGCGCTGCTTCAGCTTTGGCTTTGGCAGGACGCTTGACGGGCTCGGCCACTGGCTCAGCTTCCACCTTGGGTGCTGCCTCTTCCTTTGCAGGGATGGGGGCGTCGTTGAAGGCTGCTGGCAGTGCGACTTGTTTCTCAGTCTTGCTTGGCACCATCTTGAACTCGACGGCTTGCATCGCGTCTTCGGTCAAGCTCTGGGCCTTGGCAGCTTCCCACTCGCTACGCTCCAGAGGACGCACGGCGCGGAACTTCAGGACAGGCACGGCTTCGGCAGTGTCAAAGCGAGCTTCGGTCACAACGCCAGTGATTGGGATACCGTGGCCGGACAGGAACTTGCCGTAGGCTTGCAGAGGCATCTTGTCGCCGTCAGCCTTGCCGAAGTAGGACTTGGCGGGAACCGACAGGCGGTAGATGTTGCCAGAGATGTCGTTCTCCAGAGCCACGGCCAGACGCTTGCTGTAACGGCAGGCGCGGGACTTGCCATCGCCAGAGCCTTCGATGTTCTGAGGGCAGGTAGCGCATGACTTGGCTTGTGGGTTTGGCACTTCTTCATTGGGCACCACGCCTTCGGCCGACCAGCACGCTGGCTTGATGTCTTTGCCTTCTTCGTACTTGTCCGCGTAGAACGTGCGGGACACACCCTTACCGGCAGAGATGACCACGATGTTCATGGCACGCTCTTCGTTTTTAGCGACTTCTTCACCGCCCACCACCATGCGCCATACGCCGCCCTTGATGGAGATTTGCTTGCCGCCGGACGAGCCAGCGATGTCTTTGGTTGTTGCGTCAGATGCCTCACGCAGATAGTCGGGGATAACGGAACCGGATTTGAAAAGTGTCATATTGCTCATGTTGATTTCCTTGGTTGATTTAACGTGCTCGGGTGACGGTGATGGCGTAACGAGACTCCACATTCATCCCCTCGGGCATTTTGTCAGGGTTCTCCTGCAAGAATTCCTTGAAGGTGGTCTGACTTACGCGACGCTCCAGAAGCTCTGGCACATCGTGTTCTTTGATGAACCGGTACATGCTGTCCCAATCGGAAGTCCAGTACCGAGTCTTGACGGATCGACGGAACGATCCGAATTGTGTTTTGCCGCCGTCTTGGCCTGTGGTCTTGCACAGCTCAAGCAGCTCGCCTTCGATGGCCTGCAGTTGCTCGTCGAGTACGGCGATCTCTGCTTCCATCTCTTTTGTCTTTGCGGCCTTGGCGTCACGAATCTTGACGTAGACCTGAACCAGTTTGTTTGCATCCATGGGAGAACCTATTGTGATTTACGTTGAACGAATTTAAATTATACAGTGTCAAATCTTGTCGTCAAGTGGTTACGTCAGAATAGTTCCACTGGTTTCCACACCCGGGGCAATGCACCCGATCTTCGAGCAGGTTGAACAGTTGGTTACCACATGACGTGCACGTCCAGACGATACTGTCGGGTGCGGGGCTTACGTCAAACTTATTGCGCCCTTTCATGCTCCTGCACTCGGGGCACTCGAATTCGGTAGTGCCCTGTTTCCACACGGCAGTCCACTCGTGGTCACACGCGCTGCAAAACAGCACCCCGGAAATGTGGGGGTCCCGGGCTTCCTTGGCTTTGGTGAAGTCGATGACGTCGCTCATGCCGTTAACTCCTGCTTGTAAAGTTCGACGAGGTTTTGGTGTAAGTCAATCTTGTTCTGGAGCATGACGTACATCCGCCGCTCGACCGGACTCCCCTGCAAGTGCGTGACTGTAACGCAGTTTTTCTGCCCTGCGCGGTGCGCACGGGCGTTGGCTTGCAGGTAGATTTCAGTGGAGCTTACTGGACCCCACCACACGACTTGGTTGGCCCGGGTTAGGGTAATCCCGTGCGCGGTTGCTTGCGGAACCATGATGAGAACCCGAGGGTCATCCTCGGTCTGGAACTGCTTGATGATGTCCGCTCGCTTGGTGGCAGACACGCCGCCGTGGATGGTCTCTGTGGTGTAGCCCGCCTTGATCACGCGGTCGTTGAGCATCTCAAGCGTGTGCCGATACGGCACGAACACCAGCACCTTTTCGTTGGTGCCAGCAATCACGTCGAGCAGCTCGTTGACGCGGTTGTCCACGTCGAACTCCACCACGTCTCGATCATCCGTGTAGACCGCTCCCTGCGAAATCTGAAGCAGCTTGTTGAGCATGGACGCTGCGTTGACCGCCGTGACTTCCGCGCCTGCCGCGATGACCGCCATTTGCTTGCGAATAGCGTCATAGTACTTGACCTGCTGCGGGGTCAAAGGCACCTCACGCGTGGAGTACAGCATGTCTGGCAGGTCGAGGCATTCCTCTTTGGTGAATCGGATGGCGGGCTGCAGGACTTGGTGCACGATGGCTTGAGCGTCTTGGCGCGGCACCCACCGATACTGCGAGAGCTTGATCATCACACGGTCGCGGAACGCACCGAAGAACTTGGGCACAGCGTCAGGGTTCACGAGCTTGGCCAGACCATACGCATCGAGCGGCGACTGCGAGGCGGGTGTGCCCGTCATCATCCACAAGCGGGTAGTGGGCTTGATCAGCGCGGCCAAGCACTTCCAGCGTTCGGTCTGCACCGTCTTGATGGCATTGGCTTCGTCCACAATGATGAGGTCGAAACCGCCGTTGACCAGCTCGTCCGTGATGACCTTCACGCCATCGAAGTTGATGATGACGAACTCGTAGTTGCCCTTGACCACGGCTTGCCGCTGAGTCTTGGTGCCTTGGGCGATGGCCACTGTGCGGTGCATCACAGTCTTGAACAGGTCCGAGCGCCAAGCAGTCTCCATGATCGACACGGGGCACACCACGAGCACGCGCTTGACTTTGCCTTGATTCATGAGGTAGTCGGCAGCCCATGCGGCGGCAGACGTCTTGCCTGTGCCTGCTTCATTAAACACAAAGCAACGCGGGTTGAGCGTCAGGAACTCTGCAGTGGTGCGTTGGTGGTCGAATGGGGAGAACATGCCGGGCCACTTGTACCGGCCACGTATGGGGCTAGGAACCTCCTTGATGCCCATGTTCCGCAGGAGCTGCACCTCGTCAAAGCCCCAGTTGACCAGCAGCTGGTCCACATCGCCGTTGGTGCCAACGACCTTGCTCTTGGGGATGATCGCAGTGATCTGCCCTGCCTTGCGCGTGTTGAACAGCAACGCTCTGTCTTCAATGACTTGCATAGATTGTGAATAGAAAGATTGATGGACGGAAAAAGTGGCCCGGTAGCTAAACTACCGGGCCAAACCCAATGGAGAAAACACATCATGCCAGATCGCTCTGACATGGAAATCGTACCTTACTTTTTGCGCTCGCGCTTGGAAATTTGTGATTTCATTGCGCCTGTCTTGGTGCGGGAGAAACTGGTGTTCTCTGACTGCGGGGCTGCCCGCAGGTTGCTCAGCTTGGACGTGCCGCCCTTGGACATGGCCTTCTTGTGGTCCACGTCTACGGTCGATGGCAGGTCGCCATGGGCCTTCTCGTATGCCCGGCGTGCCTTGTGGCGCTCGGACTGTGCCTTGAGCTGCTCAGGGGTGCCCTGATAGCGTTCGTATTCTTGCTTGTAGTTGCGTTTAGTTGCCATGATGGTGCTCGCATGAACTGACGGGGCAGAATTTGCACAGGGCCGAGCTACGGGGGTTCCACACCCCAATATCCACAGCCTTCTCGATGGCCCCGGCTCTGCCTGCCCACTTGGACAGAATCTCGGGGAGCTGAGCACGAGTGTACTCAGCCTTGATGATGTCGCCAACTACCACGAACAGGAGTGCGCCCTTGACTTTGTCCACGTTCGGGTGGTGCAGCATGACCATGGCAGCCATGAGTTCGAGCTGCGCGGTGTCCGCATACCGGCTGGACTTGCCGGTCTTGTAGTCGGCTACGCGTGCTGTCTTTCCTGACTTGCTGATTGCAAGGTAATCGGGGATACCGCGGAACCATACATCTTTGTCAAAAAAGCCACACGGGCTAAAGTCAGCTCGGATCGCCATACGGTCCTCGCACCGGATTTCACCGTCATGGGCGGCAAGAGGCTCGACGAAATTTTTGAACTGCGCGAACTGTGCGGGTAGTGGGGTTCCGTCTTTGATGAAGTCTTCAAATGCTTTGTGTACTGCTGTTCCATATAGGGTGGCTTCGGTGTCTTTTGATTTAAATTTTTTGAGGATACGGACTTCGTGGTAGCGCCGGGCGCAGCCTTCGTAATCTTTGACGGACGAATAGGAGTGTGCGAGTGCCATAGAAAAGAACCGGGGGTTTGTTGAGGCCCCCAGTTTACCAGCGTCGGAACGGCATGCGAAGTGCATACAGTTCGGGGCATCGTACGGGGTGCTTTAGTTTCCGCAGGGCCTTGGCCTCAATCTGGCGGATGCGCTCGCGAGTTACGTTGAATTGGTAACCCACTTCCTCCAGTGTCATCTCTTCGCAGCCCATCCCAAACCGCATGCACACGACCTTAGCTTCTCGGGGGGTCAGTAGCTCGTCAAACACTTTTGCAACCAACGCGGCCAGCTCTCGCTTAAACACCATATCGTCTAAGTCCACTTCCACTGGCTCTGGCTCCCATACCGGCAGCTCGGGCAAGTCCGTGTCTTTGGGGTAGCCCTCGTAGTAGTAGGCCTTGCGCAAGGGCCAACTGGCCCCTGCCAGCGTGCCATACGGTAGCGTGTCCCCGGTATTCACACGGCCGTAACGTCGGTCTCGTAGTTCGTTAACAGTCTCCATAACTTTCTCCCATGCCGGATTCACAGGACAATGGCAAGCCCACTGCCCACTTGGGGTTCCAGCTCATGCACTCCTCCAGATAGGCTTGGGCCTCAGCGGCTTCTTCCTTCTTGGCAATGATCGCCACGGCATCATGCACCGTCAGCACAACCTTGTACCGCTTGGACACGCGCAGCATCTGCTCGGCCACGACCTGACGGGCCACAGCTTGGCAGATGTTCTCCACGACCTTTCCGCCGTAGATGCGAACAGGCAGGCCCTTGGAGTAGTACACCAGCTCGCGCTTGCCAGTCTCTTCGTTGCTGACCGCACGCAGGCCGGGATACTGGATGTGCAGGCCGTTTGGCAGTGTCAAGCCTTTGCCGGGGATTGCTTTGATCAGGCCGACCGCATCCACTTGCATGGACTGGCCAGAGATCAGCGCCGTGAGCGCGTCCCCCGCGTTGCGCCAGAAGTCCGCGATTTTGAAGGAGGTGCTGCGGTACGTGTCGATAATCCGCTTGGCTTCGTCAAGCGTAACTTCAACGCCCGCTTGGTTTTTAAGGAAGCCTTGTAGCTTAACGTGGCCGACCCCGTAACCAGCCCCAAGAACAACAGTCTTGCCAACCTGCCGCTGTGTCTTGTCGACATCTCCAATCGCGCAACCGTAAATTTTCGTCGCCATGAGTTTGTAAACATCTTGCTTGTCCTTAAACGCTTGTACCAAGTCATCTTGCCCTGCCAGCCACGCCAGCACACGGGCTTCAATCTGCGCCGAGTCGCAGTCGATCACAACGTAGCCCTCGGGGGCCATGATGGCTTTCTTGATCTTGCCAGCGTTCGCGCCGCGTGACGGCAGGTTTTGCAGGTTTACAGAATCTTGGCCAGACCAACGACCAGAATGAGCACCGTAGTAACGCAGAGGAACCGGAAACTTGCCGCGACGAGCCATCCCAATAAAACGCTCCGTACGAGTTTCCTCCAGTGTGGTTTTATTCCCGAGTCGGGCAGCCACGACCGCTTGTACTCGTCCATCTTCGTGTTCCTCCAGCGCCTTGAACGCTTCGTCTGTTTTGGCGAACGCCCATGCCACCTTGCCGGTTGTGGGGCTGATCTTTGTGGGTGGGCGGATGCCCAGTGATTGCAGAACCTTTGCGAACTTGTCGTTCGACATGAGCAGGGCTTTGAGCCCATCGTTGTCCAGTGCCCACATATCCTGCCGCACTTCAAGATCGGCATCGGTGGACAGCATGGCACGAACGGAATACAGCAGTGTCTGCTTGAGGTCTTTGACCTCTTCCAAATGGTCTCTCAGTTTATCAGCATCCAGCTCCAGCACAGGCTCGATGAACATGCGCAGTGTCAGGTCGATCAACTTGAGCTCCTGCTTGGGGAACCCCGCCTCCATGTACATCTTGAAGATGTCGTACGTCAGCTCGACGTCGTTGATACAGTACGCGGCGTAGCGTGCCAGCTCTGCATCGTAGAAGTCAGCGTAGCGTTTGCCGATGGCGTTCAGCACCTCTTCACCCTTGACACCAACTCCCATGCGCTCGGCTTGGGCTTTGAGGCTATGCGCCTTGTCGTGTGGGTAGAGAGCGCGTGACATGCCAAGCGTGTCGGCCCACACCATCGGCTCCACGCCGTAGTGCCAGTTGAGGATGGCTCCATCGAACGCGGTGTTCTGGCACACGACCATTGCATCGGACCAATCGAACGAGCGGATGAACGCCTCGCACTGCGGCTTGGGCACCCACTGGGTGGGGCCGTCGTTTGTCTTAATGGCAAAGCCGATCAACTCGAACTGCGGCGATCGCACGTAGTCCTCGGTCGTGATTTTGCTCAGACTGTACTCGCGGTCGTAGTACGTCTCCGCATCGAACGTGACTATTTTCATTCGGTGCCCCCGTTGAGGACATACCGGTTTTTGGCGTTGATGGTTAGGGTTTGCGGCCCAGTCTCAGCGAACTGCGCCTGAGACGCGGCATTGAGCGCAGTGTTCTGCAGGCTCATACCGAGGTTCGTAGCGTAATTCCCAACCACGGTGCCATAAGCGGGCTCCGGCGGGGTCAGCATGGTGTGGATGATCTCCGCCTCGAACCGGGCGCGTCTTGCCTCGGTGTACGCTACGCGCAACGCGTCTTTCTCTTCTTGCGTCAGAAACCAGTACGCATCATATGAGCTGTCCTCATTGTCCTTGGCGCCGATGATGTGGCGTTCAATTTGCAACTGCTCGGCGCGGAACTTGGTTTGGTACTTCCCTACCTGCAGGGTGTTTCGTGACGCGCTAAGCTCGCCAAAAAACTCTTCAGGGTGTGTCTTCAGGCGCTCGATCAGAATCTGCACCCCTTGGCTCAGTTCTTGTGTCATGTGTTCTCCAGTTCAGGTTTTTCTTTTTGGCATAGCGCTCACGGCGCTTTAGGTTTGCGTTTAACCGGCGCTCTTGCTCCGGCGTCAGCTTCGGTGAGTGGTCTTGCAAAAAGCTGGTAATTGGATCGGGGATGGGCTGCTTCAAGGATGAACTCCAATTGGCTGAGGTTCTCTTCGTTGATGACCAGCGCCAATCCGCCAGCCTCGTCGATTCTTTTAAGGTTCAAAGTTTGCAGGTCGGTCGGCTTGTTCTTGCCAGCCTTCGCTTCGATTGCAATGAACCGTCCATTGAGGCAAGCCAGAATGTCTGGCGTGCCGTTGTTGGCAGAGATACCGCCAATGTAGTTGACCGCATACGCCTTGTGCTTCTTGAGCAGCGCATGGATTTTTTTCTTTACAGCCGATTCAGGCGTTGCCATTGTATTTCTCCAAGTGGTGGACACAGCCAAAGTCTGGTCCGGTATAGAACGTACCCCCTTCGTCGTATGAATAGCTGAGCACATCTGGGGCATCAGAGTAGTAGCCCTCCCGCAACTTCTCGCTTGTGCATTGCCGTACATGCAGGTCGTTTCGGGTGCCGTATGGCGGCTTATCGGTCCAGTGGGCACATGTTTTACATGTTGCCATTGGTCACCTCCTTGAGTTTCATCATGTAGTGCTTGGCCTTGCCAGCATCG